CTCGAGATTATCGAGTGCGCCGGCATTATTATTAAACGCAACGGCGGCAGATATTACAAAATTAAGTTTCACTCTTACGGTGCTATTACCGATTAAGTTACTTTCCATCATTGGAGAGTCGTACACAATTACGCAAGCCGGAGCAATTACCGATTCCGGCACGGAAGAATAAACGGAAGCGGCAACGGAAGAAAGAGCAGTTGCAAGTGTTCCTCGGACGTTTGTCGCGATACTGGTTGCAGTTGGCATTATTGCGCCATAGTTTCGACGTCGATGTAAGGTGATAGAAGTCCCATAACACGATTTTGTAATGATCTACCGAGGACGAAAGGTTGCGGATTGAATTCGAGATCTGCCGAAGTATTTCCCGGAGCCGTAACGCTTTGCATAATTTCAACGGATACGACGAGGATAGCCTGTTCGATTGCTTCGGTATTAGCGTAAAGAGTGGCGGCGTTGGATCCGGATAGATACGCAACGCCAGCCGGTATCACCGGACGGAAGGTGATATTCGCATTCGTAATCGCTGCCGTAAAGACATAATAAGGAGCAGGATAAGCGTATGGAAGATATGGAAACGGATCATAATAATTCGATGTAACGGTTAGAGTCCCGTTGAATGTAGAAGGAACGCAACCTGTAACAATAACACTTTGTCCGGCAACGAAACTATTCGGCTTTTGAGTTATGTAATACGCAACATTATTTTGTAAATAAACCGCGCTAATAGCATTTTGATTAGCGGTAAGCATTGGCAGAATTGCTTGCTCTGCGCTTGTGATAATTCCTTCAAGATAAGCGTCTGAATATAAGGAAACGGAAACGCCTAGCACGGTGCGAAGTTGTGACGCCGTAACGATACTAGGCATTTCCATTCCTCTCGTCTGCTCGGCTAGATACGGGAGCGCACCTAGCCGATGATTATTTGGATCAGGTTAGATTGAAACGACGGAGACCGCCGGCGAATACTGCCTGAGCTGCGATGTAACCGTAGAGCATGATTTCGATTTCGCCTGTTGTTGGAACATTGGTAGCAAGTTGAAGAGCAGGTGATTCGAAAATTTCAATCGAACGTGGTTCGATAATGAACGCTGATTCGTCGATAGAAGTAGAGACCATGTTTGGATCAACGTAGTAATCCAAGCCAAGAACGTTTCCGCGAATGCTTGTAGGAGTTGCAGATCCCGCATTATTCATCGGATTTCCCGCGTTATAAATTGGACGACCTGTTGTATCTGTTGCTCCCATAAGAAGGCTCCAGATAGATGTTCCAGATACGAATGATTTTGCGGTGCGCTTTGTAGCGTTATAGACGGCTGGAGATTCTGTCGATACGAATGAAATAATACCGGCTGAATCTGCGGCGGTTGCAGTTGCTTGTGTACCGCCGGCAGTAATTTGTGCAATTACATATTGGTCGGTCGCTTGAGCATATGCGTCGCGAAGATTTTGAAGCATGATGTCATAGAATGATGGATCTGATCTGTCCAGAATCTCCACGCTGTAGCGCTGAAATCCGGATTTTTTGATTACAGTTGCATTTACATAAGCGCTTGTAATTTGAGTTGTTCCTGTTGGATCTCCGCCTTCTGCGACAGTTGCCGCAGTCGAATTCGCCGTGATCTTCGGAATAGAAACCGTCATACCGTAACTGCTAAGAGGACGTGTTCCACCGCAAGCGTCAATTACTGGACGCATAGCGTTAGTATTTTGTGCAACGTCGCGAACGTAAGAAACTGGGCTAAACGCTGGATTAGTTGTGAAACTATCGTCTGCCGCTTTTACATATTGACGTGAATCTTCATTTCCAAGACCTGCTCGGATTGTGTGTTCAAGATAATTTCCTGCGGTAAGAATTGGTGAACGTGGCTTTGTAAATGCGAGAGGTGCTGAACCTAAGTTCACTACCTTCGCCGCTTCAACCGTTTCGGCTGGAGCGTCTGGAACGGTTGGAGTGATTTCCACTTCGTTTTCTCCTTCATTAGTTGGATTTATTTCTTCTGTCTCCGGTGTTTCCGAATCAGAATTTTCACTTGCCGCGATTGCGACTTTTGCGCTTGCGATTGCAGGATCTGTCACGAGTGAAACTTCTTTGAGAGAACTCGCTGAAATTGTAAGAACTCCGTCGATATTTTTATATTTATCGGCTAGAACTCCAACGCTGAAACCATCGCGAAGTCCGGAACTTGCCTCGACGAGACTATCGTTTCCCGCAGTTGTATTTCCGATTGAGAACACCGCGTCGATTCCGGCGTCTGTAACTTTGTAAGATTTTAGAAATCCAATAGGTGCTTCGCGTTTATGTTCAAGTAATAATTTCGTAGTGTCGCCGAAAGTAATAGATCCCGGAGTAAATAAAGTTTCACCGGCAGAAGTCGAACCGACTTCATTCCATGTCACGATTCTACCTGAGATCTCACGCTTCGGAAAATCCGTTGCGCTAACCTTAATTGAGAAGTTGAGATTCATTGGAGTTTCATTCATCGGATCATTTCCTCTTCCATTCGGATTTCATCGGCGGTAATTGCCCCTATATCGAAAAGAATTTTATAGACGTCGGCGCGCTCTTTTGCAGAACCGCGCAAGTAATCGTCAAGATCGAATTTTACTTCTTGAGTAGAAGAAACGAAATCGTTTGGCATTCCTGTCATTGAAAGACGCTCTTCGATACTTGTCATAATTGGTCGCAAAGAAAAATCAAGTAGAGACTGTCTTGCCAAAGACGCGTTTGAATATGTCATGCTAGATCCAGATTCCGCGTCCACATAATAAGCCGGAATGCCCGTGACGCGAGCAAGTTCGGTTGCAACGTAAGAACGCGCTTGATTTAATTGCAATTTTTCGGGATCGAAGCCAAGAGTTTCCAGAGTTACGTCGGCGTTGAGGAATGCAGTTGAACGATTGCGACGAGCAGAGCCCCAAGATTCGAGAAGTTTTGCAATACGATCCGCAGGAAGAGCTGCGCCGTTAGATTTGAGAACCATCGTTGGAACCGGTTCGCGCGCGTACATTGTTGCAGCGCGTTCTAATTCTGCTCCGGCTTTAATTGTGCGACCGGCGCGATTGAGAATTCCCTCGTCGTTTCCGTAGAACACCGCGAGAGATCCGACGCCTTCATAAGGAACTGGAATAGAATCTACGCAGTAATACTCAATTTCCGTTCCCATCGCATTAGTTTTAATCGTGACCCGAGTTGGATCTACTCTTTCGCAAGAACGAATGCGATATGTATCGCTATAAATCTCTTTAATTTGAAGATATCCATAACCATATAGAAGAATATCTTCTGCAAGCCACGCATAGGTCGCAGAGCCCGGAACGCGTGGATCCGGTTGGCTAATTACGCGCGGCGGTGTTTCAACTCTTGCACCGTCGGCTTTTGTGCGAACCTTAAGCGGAATACTTGCAACACTTGACGAAATAATGTTTCGCGCTCTGGCGCATGTTGGTACAGACATGAATTCAACGCGCGAAGCGGTGATTCCAGCGACGCCGTAAATGTTATATAGCGAAGAGGTGACATTGACTGGAGAAAGGGACGCTTCGATGTCGGAGGTCGCCGGTAGGCTTTGAGGCTTTGTAATAAATAAATCTTTTAGACCCATGCACAAAGTGTAGAGCGCACTTATACGCCTAGCCGACGAGAATGTCTATCTCTGTCTCTCCGCGTGTCGCGAAATGTGTGCAAAGAGCTGCGGCAACGGCAGCGCACACGGTCGTCTGTGACGCTCTTCTTCCTATGATCCAGCCTCCATCTCCGTGAGGTAGCCGAACGGCTGAGAGTATTTGTTTAGTCAATTCTGGATTGCGATTGTGTCGAAGTCTGCCGGAAGTAATTGCCGAAAGTAGAAGATCGCAAGAAGTCGCGTAATTATGCCCGTCGAAATCCATAATCGGGATACCGGCTGGCACTAGGCGTCCGGCAACACTTGAGGCGGTGCGCTTTGAATACGCCACAACCTCGACGGGATACTTTCGAAAGTGATCCGCAATATCGTTTGCTATAGATAGATCATTGAGAGAGACAGAGTTCTCCCATGTTCGCATTAACTTTATCACGAAGCGATTTTCGTCTAAGCGTTGCGCTGCGACTAACGCGCCCGCTTTTCTGTCCGGTGATAAGTCAAGTCCGAACCATGTTTGACGTTCGATATCGAGATCTACGTCGTCGCCACATTCCTCCCACGAAATAGCCGGAATTACTGCGTCCTTTTGATGGATCCATCGACACAAGACTTCTGTCTGGACAACGTGAGGCGGATCGTTGAGAACGGCTCGAATGTTGTCCTCGTGAATTGTGTGACCTAGCGCCGGATTACTTGCGACCCAGTTATTTTCGTCGTGGATATCTTCGGTATATGCAGACCATTCGAGATATGTAATTTTATCGGTTCCACCGACTGCGGCATTCATGCCACGTTCGCGAAGTTGATTGAGTACGACGGAGGACTGATCTCCGGCAGTCGAGAACGTCCAGACTTGCGGATTCCTCGACGCCATCATTGTATAACGCAAAGAAGCAAAGCCGTCGAGATCCTTCATCATGGAAAGTTCGTCCATGTAGATAACCTCGGGACGTGCAATTCCTCTAGCTGCTGAATTCGAAGCGCGAACCAGATAACGATTTCCGGATTTAGTTTCAATCTCTTCGGATCCATGAGCCCATCGAATGACCTTGACTTGCTCCTTAAGTTCGTCGTGAGTTTCGATGATTTTGACAATCTGGCGAAAGAGTTCGAGCGATGTAGAAAGGCGGTGAGCCGAAGAAATCTGGAGAGGCTCATTCCACAAGAAGAGTCCGGCTAACGCGCGCACCATTAGGAGCGTAGATTTTCCATTCTGGCGCGCTCCGACAATGCAGATCTCGCTTGAATTCCACCGTTGATCTTCCTTGATTTTGTGCGCGTGTTCCATGACGAATCTTTGCCACGGCATAAGTTCAATCCCGTACTTAGTCGCAAAGTCGATAAGTTCGCCACCTTTAGACGGTAAATCGTTGAGCCGTGAGTGAATTCGAGGCGTAGGAGAGCCGATTAGAGACTTTATTGGCGCAAGTGTCGAATCTATGCTGACCGAATCCCTATTCGTCCCTGATACGACCTTGAGAGCCCTTGTCTTGCCCTGTCCAGCCTTAGTCATAACTTATCGTTTCGTTTAGTGGTGAAAGAGATTCAT